CTGCACGGTTTTCCGTGTGGTCTTTTCGGGTGTGGCATGTATTTGCCGCATCACCGGGACACAAATTAGTACCGGGCCCTTTATTGGGAGTCCTAAGAAAAATACAAGGTTTTTCCCCCCTGGTGGCCAGGGGGTGTTTTCGCACGTCAATGCGTTAGTTCGCGACGTAAACAGCACTTTTAAGTGTTGAAGGACAAATACCCTTACAGGAACAGGACGACCATCCTGTCATGCATGAATTCTAGATCACTGTCGGTGGTTGGAGCTTTTGGGGGGTGCGTTGAGGTTAATGGGACCCAATATACGCATCGCCGATCAAGTTACCAACTGTCGATACATCAAGATAGTGATAAGGTCATTACCAACTGGATTTCACGGTTGGGAGCGCTCACATGCTAAAGTTGTGGGGAGGGGGCCGCCCTGCAAATCGTCCACCCCAGCGCACAGATCAGATACAACCTATTATGATCCCCACTTTCTTGACCGATGCCTACGGCGCTTTCAAGAATTGGATCTATGAAGGTCGACGCCAACCCGGGAAATATCTCGGGAACGTGGAGACCGTGTTGAATGATGATGACACGTTGGAAATATCAGGGACTACCCAACCCTGGTATAGGAGTAAAGCCTTTGTCACAGTGTTGGCATTGGGAGGATTGACGAGTCTCGGACTCGTAATCTTCCGACGGATGTGGATCCAACGCTACATAACCCCATGTTCCATTACCCGCCATGGATGGTGCGAAAGCATGATCGCTGGCGGATGGGAATTATGTAACGAGACGTGTAACACGCGTTCAATTGTCGATCCACGACTCCAAACTTTGGCCGTTAGGTGCCTGCGGACGTTCTCAAGTCTACAGGGCCAAATAGCCATCTGGGGCATCACAGGCTTCGTTGCCGGAGTGCTACCCATAAGCAGAGCAACTCACTCACGCGAACATATCAGACGCGTACAACGAGTGATTGATGAGTACAATGATATCTACGCTCAACGCGTGGAAGATTTGCACCCAGCTTATGTGTATCAGGTCCATGTAGCGGACGCACCTGTGCCTGCCCCAGCGGCACCAGCTGTTCCTATCCCACCGCCCGCCAAAGGAAAGGGCAAGGGAGGAGCTGCAGCTGGGGGGGCCCCGCCACGTGTTGGCCCCCCTGCCGCGCCGGTTTACCGGCCAACCCAAGCTGTTCGTGTTGTGGCCCCACGCCGGGACGCCACTGGGCTTCTCGAGTATAACCTCGAGCCCACTCCCGGACCCAACCAACAGCTTAAGAAAATCAAAACAACCAACGTAGTCGTCCCAAATCGACTGACTCGTTGGCTGATTCACCAAATTCAAAGCACGTTTGGGCAATCTAAGAACACGGTTGCCAACCAACAAGCGGTGCGCCGATTTGTCCTCAATCTAACGAAAGGGGTTATTTGCGGTGGTGAACAACAAAAAGCGGA